TTACCAATCCATGCCCGCGAAAAGTTGCATTGCGTCATTGGCGAGACGGGCGCGGCGCGCGCCTTTTGTGTAGACCTTGCTCGATTCTGGTGAGCTGTGGCCATGCACCGCCATGATCTGAAATTCGGTTGCGCCTTCCTCGGCCAAAATGTTTCCGGCTGCTTTGCGGATGCCGTGAGGGCTGCGGTCTGCGAGGTTCGCGGCAACGCACCAAGCGCGGAATTTGTTGCCGAACGCATCGCCCGAGGCAAAGGGCTTGCCGTGTTCGGTCAGCAAGAATGCGGCGGGGTTTACAACGGTTTGCGCGGCGATAGCTTTGGCAAGCGGCGGTAGCACGGGAATATCAACCAGGCTGGAACCTTTCTTGGTGGGTTGCCAAATCAGCCGTTCAATGCCGCCAATGCGTTTGATGTTCCTTGGCCCGAGCTGGTAAACGTCTTCGCGGCGGCAGGCTGTGAACATGAACAGCGACAAGGCCAGATGTGCCATGGTGCCGCGCGGGTGATGGTCGCGGTATTGGCGCAGGTCTTCGACTGTCCAAGGCACAGCACCTGTTCCCAGATTGATGCGGGCGACGCCTTTGGCGGGGTTGGTTTGTACGATTCCGGCTTTCATGGCCCAATCGAACATCGCGCGGATCGCTTTGACCATATTGTCAGCAGCGCCGGGGGTTTCGGCCAAGCTGTCGCGGATCGCGATTATTCTTGATGGTGGTATTTCCATTTCCTTGGCGCCGTAATCTGCCCGCAGCCGTGCGTAAAACTGGGCGCGCTGGCGCAAGGTTCCGGGGTGCATTAGACCTGCCTTCACCTTCTTTTCCATTGCGTCTTCGAACAGTCTGGTTAGCCAATCAACCGATTTCGGGATTGTGCGGTCAACAGCCGCGATTGGTGCATCCATCCGAATGCCGACACGGGCGGCGCGATAATGCTCGGCAAAGTCTGGGTGATCGGGGGTAACGGTTAGCGTTATGCGCTTGTTTGGATTTCCTGCAACCCTGACACGCCAGAGCGTTGCGCCGCTGGGTAGCGGCTGCTTGATAAGGCCGGGGAAGTCTATGCGCACATCGGTTACCATTTTTCTGGGGATGGTCCTTCTACCTTTTGCGGCGCTTTGGTTGCATCTGGCAAGAGGCTTATCGACCCGTCAGGGTTCACGCGCATCTCGCCAATCTGTAATCCGCCCTCTTTCGCGCCGCTGATCAGCCGCGCGATCTGGGCTTTTGTGAATGTGGCGCGGGCAGTCATATCAGTTCACCTTCCCCTGTGGCCAGAAGTCAGAAACGGTGGCCTTCGCATGATCCCACATCGCAGCCAGCGCCTTGTCGGGGTTCGCGCCTGATTTCGTAGCTACAAGCACAAAAGCACACATCAAATCGGCGCCTGCGGTTGCGTTGTCTCCACCGTAGTTTCTCGCATTGACCTGCGCGCCCATTACAGCAGCTTCGATCCTGCGCTTGATGATGGTCGGATCATCCATTTTGTCGCCGTTCATGGCTTGCCTCGTTTCTGCTTGCGCGCGGCTTTCACCTTGGCGCGTTTTTGTTTGGATGGTTGCGGCTTAGGCTTGTCCAGATAACCAATGCTCACAGGCGGCAGGTTCGGCATTGATGCCAGAGCAAACAGGGCGCTTGATGTAAGCATGATTTTGCGGGCGGTCATGGGCGAGGTTCCTTTGTGGGCGCGAGGTCTTTGATCGAAACGGCAAAGGGCATGCACCCCTTGCGCCTGACCATCGCATATCCTTCGGCTACGGCCATGATGCGAACTTCACCGGCATCTTTCCAATGCAGCGGGTGGCACATCACGATTTGCTTTGGTTCGAATCCCATCACACCACCCCCACCAGCTTGCCGAGCGGCGTGTTGGCCCAATGCGCGGCGGTGGCGTGGGCTTGCGCTGCGTCTTCCAGAATGTTGACGTTTATCTGCGGCATCAAGCCAACCATAATACACTCTGGAAGCCCATCTTCGTCGAGAGACGTAAAACAATGCAGGTCCATCAGGCCGCTACCACTTACCGTAACTAAGTATGGTCCGCTTGAGTAACCATCCCAATCCAGCGGTTCCGGCCCGCATAGGTCCAGCACGGCGGCGGCGGCATCTCTGCCCCCGTGCGTTGCGGTCTTGCCGAGTATGGCCGCGCCTATCGCCTCGGCCAGCGCCTCAATCATCTTGTCGCGGGTCATGCCAGAGCCTCATAAGATGCGTCACGCGGGTCGTATTCTTCCCAATCCGTCGCGATCTTGTCGGCATCTGGTACACGATCATCAAATGGAACAGGGTGGTTCTTGTTGTATTTAACCTTTGGGCTAGAGGTCCGGTATATTGCGGATCGGACGTGGCAAAAGTATTTTGCATCTTCATATGTCATTTCTTTGGTCCTTTGAGTTGGGCTAGGGCGTTATCCGCAGCCATCGCTATATTGTACGGGATGCGGCGGGAATGTTTTTTGTACCCCTCCAAAGCATCCACCAGCGCCACCACACGTGGGTCGGCCATGAGTTGCTCTGGGGTGGGCTGGGTGCTTGGTGGCGACATACCTTTACCCCAATCGCTCGGCAGATCATCCGGGCTTGGTATTGCGTCACTCATCTTTGCCTCCTGCGATTGCGCGAAGGGCCGCTTCAATCGCGGATGAAAAATAAAAAGCTGTATTTTCTGGCATTGCCTGCCACGCTCGCACTGCTTTGAATGATTGCGCGAAACGACAATCAAGCAACACCTTAGCCGCCTCTTGCACCGTCTGCGCGGGTTCGGCATTATCGTAATCCGCGAGTATCGCCTCCATTTGTTCAATCGCCGCCTCCCCGCCCTTGTCCCAGTCGGCCATTGCAATGATCCAACCCGGCATCGCCTGAACAATCGCTTCCAGCTTGGCGGCTTTGGTTTTCATCGCGGTAGTCGGGCCGTAGCCCATATAGCTCATGTGGGGGACGCTGCCCCATCCAGCTGGCACAACACCAGCCGCCTCTTGCACCGCATTTGACTTGCACAAATCATCTTGTGGTACATTTTCAGCGGTTTTTGTGTCACAAGCTGGCGTGTCTGCGGGGATAAGGGCGAGGATTGCGTCCCGGGATTGCGCTGCGCCCATTGCCATTAGCGGCAGGTTATATTCGGCAGCGCATACGCGGGTTTTGTCGCATTCCGCCGCCGCCTCACGCAGCCCATCGGCCTTGCCTTTGGCATATGCTGCATCCGCGCGTTGGTTGGCGACATCGCGCTCCCTTTGGCACTTGCTTGCCCACGCTTCAAATTCGTTGTCACGGCTAATGCGCGCAAGTTCTGCGTTGGCGGCTTCGAGTTGGGTGGATAGGGTGGCGTAGTCGGAATGGCGGACGTAATCGCCACCTGCATCGGGCGGCTGCATAGCGCCTAGTCGAGCGTGCGATGGGCTAAACCGCTCAACGGCGGCGGGGCTTGTGTCGGTCATTTCCGTGGTTTCCTTTTTGTCAGTGCCAGCACGATAAGCCCGAGCGGTACGATGATGATTGATGTGAGTATCAGCGCGATGGTTTTTATGTGGCCGCATACAGTCATGGCCTTACCAATCATCTTGATCGTCCTCGCAATGGTCCTTGCTGTAAGCCCACACACTGGCCGCAAGGATGATCACCCACGTCAAAATTCCGGTTTTCCATGGCCCCCAGAAAACGGCGCCAGCAACGATTGCCGCGACGATGATCGCCCAAATCAAGGCAGCGAAAATCTTGTATTGAAGCCCTTCGATCATAGCCTGCCCTCACGCTGATCGCGCAGCGCCTCTGCCACAGCGGCCACGGGGATTGCGAGCTGGTGGCTGATGATCTGGCGGATACCCCGCAGGTCGGATTGTTCCGGCTCGCCGCCGATCCAGTGGCGTTTGCGGGCAGCGTATTCATCATGGTAGGCGGCGCAGATGCCGGCGGTGGTTGGTTTGGTTGTGGTCATCGGGTTAGCCTTTCTTTGCTTCGCGCAGCGCGTGTTCGAGTTTGGTCACGGCCATGATTGCGGGTTTCACTTCGTCAGGTGCGGCGTCATAGCCTCGGCTCCAGCTGCGACCGTTTAGGCGCGGCAGCATGGCGCGGGGGATTGCCTCCCAATTGCTGGGGTTCGTGTTGCTTTTGTCTCCATTCAGGCATTTGAGTGCCATGCCGTTGGGGATAGGCCCATTGATGGCTTCCCATTCGACCAGGTGAACCGCGCGCCAACGAGATTGCCGCGGTTGCCCGTCATGGATTTTGCGTTCGAGGTAGCCGTCTTTGCTGAGCCGCTCGGTGCCGATCGGCTTGTAGATATGGTTTGCGCGGCCAGTGCGGCAGCCCTTTTTGAACTGAGTGGCCGCGCTGTTGGCGTTATATGGCATCGACTTGCCTTTGTTGTACGGCACCTGATCGGCGTGAAACTGGCCGCTGCGACCTGTCATCCAGCCCTTGCGTTTGCACAGGCTGTTGATGTTGGTCAGGCTGACATCCGTGCGATCGAATCTGGCGCAGAACGCGGCATGCATACCCCGTCGTTCATCGCGGCTGTGGGCCTGTATCCAGTTCAGCTCGGCCACTCTATATGAGATCGCGCGGCCTTTCATTCCTTGACCTGCTCGATCTTGGCAGCATTGCCATCGCCGCGTTTGATTTGAGGGAGGTGGTCCAAAACTTTTGTGCCGTGGTTGGCAAATAGCTTTGCGGCCTCGAGCTGCGTCTTGGCGCCAGAGATAATTTGATCCGAAATAGCAACCATCGCCTCGGCCCGTTTCGCTTCGACCTCGATGTCAGTTGATTTCAGGTTTGGATCGTCTAGCCGCGCCATTTGCGCAAACAGGTGGTCTGATAGATCAGCAAGCCCCTTGGTCATCATTCAATCCCTTCTTCGTCCGCATCATAGGCCGCGGCTGTTGCTTGTTTGGTGCGTCGGTCCATCGTTGCCAGATGGATGCCTGCCTTGTCGGCGGCGCTGGTCAGGTTGCCGCTTGCCAACATCACGGCGTCGGCAAGATAGAGGACGGTGAACAGGTCGACCGCTTGTGCCATCCGCAGGTTCGCGCCTGCGCATCTGCGGGCCAGATGCTGGATGACGGCGTGATCAGGCACTGTTTGGTTCCTTATGCTGCGCGATGCGCTGTTCGAATTGGGGCCAATAGGTTTGGCGGGCCTCGGCTACGGTGCGGCTGACAATTTCGGCGGCACTAAGTGGGATAAAACCGACGCCTGCGCAGGTATTGCAGGGGATTGATGGGCGGTTGATCGGTGCGGTGTCTTCGGTTTCACGGCGCAGCTGGCAGGCAGGGCACGGGTCGTGTTTGCCGCACAGCATTGGGTCTGGCATTAGGCAAGTACGACGCGGGCTTCGGCGGCAAAGATTTTGAAGGGGACATCGTAGGCGTCCGAAAGACCTAGCCACTTTTGATAGCGAGCCTTGCCGCGGCTGGTGGCCACTTGCGTCATCTGCATGCCGTCCCATTCGACCGAATACAGGCGATGCTTGTCGCCAATCTGGCGCAGGTGTTCGCATAAAGCGGCCCGACCCGCATCGGTTACCGAAAAAGACAACATTTCAAACCGACCGCCGTTGAACTTCCAGTGCGGCGATGCGCGAAATGATTGGGCAGTTTTGCCTTCATAAACGGCAAAATAATTGCGATAGCTTTCGACCATTGGATCAACTGGTCGACCCAATGCGTGATCAATGCGATTGAAATGATCGTCCTTCAGGCTGCGGTTAACCGTTGTCATGGCAGGCCTCATTTGTGTTCAGTGTTTTGACCGCATCTGCACCATAGATCGCTTGCAAATCATCCAGCCCCAGCCCGATGTGTTCAGCTGCGATGGGTTGGATTGCGCGGATGCGGCGACCGATGCGGCCCATATCGGCCTCGCGCGTGTGTCCGCCGCTGGTTTTTATCTGCGGCTCATACGGGGTTGTTTGCGGCATCCAGCCGCCGTGCAGGCCGTGGCTTTCGGCGTACCAAAGTTGTTTCATCGGGGTCACCATTTCTGAGGGTTGTTCAGGGTTTCGGGTAGGGCCAAGGCGGCGGTCAGGGCCGTGTTGGCGATGATCAGCGCTGCGGCGATGGCCAGCACGAATAAAGCGGTGCGGCCAATGCGGTGCAGCGTTTCGGCCAGTGCGGCCTGCTGGTTCAGGTGCTGTTGGGCGGATTTCATGCGGCACCCAATTGGTAGGCGGCAATGAGCAGGATTGTAGCGACTGTCAGGAAAAAATCGGCGATGAACAGGTAGCAAGTCTCGGTTGTGGACGGCCAGTTGCCACGCTTGCCGTGCTTTGAAACATAGCTGCGGTGTTTCACCGCAAAGATAATTCCCAAAAGGGCCGAGGCGGCGGCAATGGCGCAAAGTGCGATAGTCGGGGTCATGTGTGGCCTCCTTTTGGCGGTGCGGCTTCGGCCTTTAGCTTGGCGATCAGTGCGGCCAGCTGGCGGTGATAGGTCATTGCACGGCCCCGTTTGGTTGCGTGCTGCGGCGTGTGTCCAGCGCGTGGCGGGCGTGGATTGCCCAGTTGCGAAACAGTTCGGCCTCGGTCGCGCCAAAGGCGGTGATGCCGTGCAGGGTGATTTCGTAAAAGTCAGCGGATTTATCGTCGGGAATGACCAGCGCCCCGGCTGTTTCCAACACCTCGGCCACAAAGGCATCATGCAGGGCGGGTTCGGACTTGACCGCAAGGCCTGCCAAAAACTGATGCGCGCGGGAGAACTGGTTTTGCATCACGCGGCGTCCTGCGGGCCGTTGCGCTGGATGATCTGGCGGGCAGGTCTGCCGCGGGCCGTGGCAAAGGCAAAGAAGGCAAGGCGGCGCAGGCTGGGCATGGCGGCACAGAGCGCCGGGTCTGTCAGAATGCGGCGGGCTTCGGACACGTCAAGCTGGGGTTGTCTCGGGATAGGCATTGGTGGCCTCCATCTGGGTTGATGGGGATAGTAATATACGCACAGTGCGTATTGTCAATTAAAAAATACGCACTGTGCGCTTTTCAAGCGTGAGCGCACAGGTGGGTTATGCCGGAATCAACCGGTGTAATGACGCATGAAAAAGCCCGCGCGAGGCGGGCCTAATTAATGAAATGGGGTGGCCGAGCATCTATCCCTGTTGCGGAAGCCGGTTGATAAGATTCGTCAGTAAATAGGCAAGGGCCAGCCAGATGACGCCAGCCGCAGCAAGATAAGCTGCGGTAGACTGCCAATATTCCGACCCTGCAAAGGCAGAGATAACTGCCGAAAAGGCCAACAAAGACCAGGGAGCAATTCTGCCAATCAGGACGCAAAAGACGCAAAAAGCATCTGGTGTGCTATTCTTCATCGTTCTCTCCCTTCTCTTCTCCTACACAAAGCACCTCATAGGCCCAAAGGCAAGCAATCATTGGGCCTATGGTTAGCCAGACGGCTGCTGTCCAAGGTAAATACGTCTCTATGTTTTCGGCGCTAGACAGTAGTGCCCCAAAAGATGCGGCGCCAGCGCCCAGCATGCGTGCCAAGCAGTTTCTGGCACCTTTCCATTTACTCATATCATGTAATTCCAAACTTTGGGTTAACAATGCTGTGTGTGAGGCTTTGTTGTGGCTATTCCGGTGATTTACCGCTTAGGTTTTCCATAACCAGCACGGCGATCAAGCCGAAAATTCCGGTGGCAAAGCCGATCAGCAGCCACAGCAAAAAGTTGCGGCCGCGTGCGGCGGCGGCAAGGGCGGTGACAACGGCAAATCCAATCCAAATGGCAATAAACATCGTTGGGTCCTGTAATAAGGGTGAGGGTTTAGTGTCGGGTCGTTTCATCCACAAGAAATTACCTGCAGGTTGTTGACGGAAAATTAACTTCCGCCTAGCGTGAACGAATTGGGAACTTAGGGGTTTGTATGGCGTCGATTAATGATGTGGAATTATTGGCAATGCTGAAGCAGGCAAGGAAAGATAGCGGCCTGCCGTTGGATTTCTGGGTAGATCTGACAGAGGGGCTGCCTCACAATTTTGTTGCTATTCTATGCGGTAGGTCGGAAATGTTCCCGAAATACATGAATTCCAAGGTTAAGCCGTGAGTTTTCCTTATTTTCTTGGCTGCTTCCAGTGTCAGGTCGCGTTTCGCGGTCTCAAATGGGCCATAAGTTTGCGGCAAAATTCCTGCTTTTTCCGCGAAAGTCTTTTGATCCAGGTCTAATATTTCTCTAGCTCGCCGCAGCCTAGCTGCGATCGCTTCACGGCTATCTGCCTGTTCTTCTAGCATATGCGCCCCTCTTGCTTTGTTGGGCCCATTGTAGATTCGCATGTTGCGGACTGCAGTAATCAATATGTGTATTGACACAGATACGCACCGTGCGTATCACAAAAGCATGGAGCACATCAAACACATATGGCCAACCGTGCGCGAACTCGCGAATGACCTTGGCCTGCCTTATACCACGGTGCATTCTTGGAGCGTCCGAGGCCGCATCCCATCCGAGCGTCACTTCGAGATTATCGAGGCCGCAGCCAAGCGTGGCGTAACGATCACGTTTGAGTATCTCGCCCTTGCCCGCCGCCAGCAAAATGAGCGGCCTCCCCAATCCACAGAAAAGGATGTCGCATAATGTCATCTGCTAAACCTCGGTTGATTGCCGTCACTGGTGGCCAGTCTGCCAGCGCGCCCCGCGTACCGTCTTTGCCCAATATGTTTGATCGCAGATCATCGCGGCGGCAGGCGGACCGGCTGCGGCCAGCGTCTCGGCCAGTTTGCCTGCCGGTGGCCGATGTGACGCGGGATGCGGCGATTGACCGTTGGATCGCGTTGATCACGCAGCATTGCGGCACGCGCGAGGCATGTGCCGCGATGTTCGGCGTCACGTTTCAGACCGCTTGCAACTGGTTTGACGGGGTGTCTGCGCCATCGGCGGCGGCTGTGTTTCAGGCGGTGGATTGGTGGGGTGAAGACCTGCGCCGCGATGCCGGTCTGAGGGCTGCGTGATGGATGGTCTCGTAAAACTGGCCGGTGCGCGAAATGTTCGCTCTAGTGGGCCGTTTTCCCTGTCTCCTTTTCCGCCTGCGCCGCCAGCTCTAGCAGCTGCTGGCCTAGTTGTGCTGCAAGGTGCGCGGGAAATACGAACTGGTGCAATTGCGCAGGCAGAAGGTCTGTCCCCTGCTGACCCCATTCTTTCAGATAGAGACGCAGAATGATGTTGGCGGATTGTACAGCCCCGTCCATGGCGGTGATGGCGCTGTCAACTGGCCGCGCAACCAGAACGCCTTCTTTGGTGCGGGCAAGCCCGTCTTTGTCAATTTCATACATGATGCTGCTTTCAGGTGGGGTGTTGGGTCCGATTCCACAAACCTATCTGCGAAACTGCATTGTGGGAAGTTTCCAGCGGATAGCTTCCCACATTCCATACAGGTCAAATGTTTTTGACCTGTGCCTGCGCGCGATGGGTTCTGCTTGCCCCGCGCGCCACTTCGGGGCGGCACCATCTGGGGAGATAGCCGCCCCGCTTTTTCTGACTTTCCCACAAAGCCATGGAGTTGCGAAAAATGGATATTCTTGCCGTCGCTCTGAGCATCGGCGCCTTCGTTCTGAGCATCGGCGCCGTGGTTGTCAGTTTGACAAGCTACTGGCAACAAAACCGGACGCTGAAGGTCAGCATGAAAGATACCAGGGGCGAAATTATGAAGGAAGTGGAGCGCAACGTTCCGAAAATTGTGAGAATAGCCAAGCAGCGCGGATACACGCCCTGATTTCTCTTATTCTTAGCGAGTTTAACGGGGTGGCCAACGCCTTGCGCCCTTTCACACGCCAATTCGGGGCGGCGACATCTGGGGTTGATGCCGCCCCGCTTTTCATTCAAGCGGGGTTAGAGGGGCAGTGGCATCTGCCTTGCGTCGCCTCGCCCCCCGCGCAAGTGTCGGCCTTTGGGGCGGCGCTGGTTTGTACCCGCAATCCGGTGAACTTCCCACGGGTGGACGCCAAAGCGCGCGGCGACCAGATGGGCCGGAGTGCCGAGCCGCAGCATTTGGCGGGCAAGGTCGGCCTCACGGCCATCCCTGATCCGGCTGCGCCGCACGGTAATTGTGTTGAGAGAAATCCCTGCGAAGGGATAGAGAGTCATCGTCATACTGGCCTCCTAGCCGTGGCGATGCGTGGCGAGGGGGGTAGAAGTCCTCGTCACAACGTTGGAGCTGCTTTTGGGACCGGGGCAGCTTTGACCGGGGTGAGCGTTCTTCAGGCGCTCACCCCATTTGTGTCGCGATGTTTTCTGGGTCTGGCAAGTGATTTCATCGCATGGAGTTCGAGGCTGGAAGTTGTCTCCGTACTCGCCTGCAACAATCGCGCCGCTAGTCAAAACATGCGGCTTTTGAGTGTTTTCTTAAGCCGAATCGTCTCTGGCAAGAGCTTTGGAATACTCGTTTTTCGCTTGGGTCGAAGTGCGAAAATAAAAATGTTGACACGCAATTTCGACCTTTTGGACCTGCTGGGGCCAGTGTGCCCCGGCCTTTTTTAGGAGGCTGATCAAATGAATTTGGATTGGTTGGATATTGCGGATTTGCGCGTATTGCACAATCGGCTGAGTGTTGTTGTCGACGCCTGCGCAAAGTTAGAGCGGGCAGATTTGTCGCCTGCCGTCTACATCTCGGATGATGAAACGACAATTCGGTGCAAGCCGCTGATTGATGCCGGTGGCGATGTGGTTCTGGTTGAAGTTGCGGCACCGGCTGCCACAGAGTCGGCCGAACCAGCGCGGGCCGTGCCGGCCGCCCCTGAACTGGCCCCGCCCGAACCTGCGCCCATCACCACGCCCAGCCCATCGCCGGTGGCAAAGGCGGCCCCAGCTGCTGCGGTTGAACTGATCGAAGGGCCGTTGACGGATTTTGAAAAGGCCGAGATTGAACGTCTGGTTGCGCTGGGAAAAACCAGCAAGCAGATCGGTGACACGCTGCGGCGCAAATCGCAGACCGTGGGCCTGTATTTGAACAACAAGGCACGGGCAGCGGCGCGCGGTGCCGAAAAGCGGAATGACATACCAGCGGGCCAGCCCGCCAAGGGGGAGCCTGACCAGGTAAACACCCCCGATGCCACGCAAGACGATGTGGCGAGAGGCGCAGGCCCCGATGCCGAGGAAAAGGGGATCGAACCCACGGCAAGAAATGCACCGGTGGCTGGCGGTGCATCGCTTTCATTGCCTGATGCCCCCGAATGGGGTTTTGCCGAGCGGCGCATCGTTGCGCATTTGAACGGCCTGCCGCGCGCGTTTGATTGGGATTTGGCAGGTGATCTGTCGATGTGCCAGGCGCTGGCGCGCGGTGACAAGCTGGCCATGGTCGCGTTGGATATGGGCAAGGATGCACAGTGGATCAAGCAGCGGCATGCCGTTGTCACGGAAACGATCCGCAACTCGGCAGGGCAGGTCACTGTTGATGGCGGCGCTATGCTGCTGCGGGTGTTGTCCACCCTTGTTGCTGGTTTGAAAAAGGGGGCGGCGTGATGGCGAGAGATGAGTTCGATTGGACAGATGCGCGGGTAAAACGGGCGCTGAAACTGCGCGATGAGGGACTGAGTGCCCGCGACATAGGCGAAGCGCTTGGTGTTAGCCGCAATGCCGTGATCGGCAAATTCCATCGCCTGAAGCTGGCAGGTCAGGAGGGTTCCAAATGAGTTTTGACCCGAAAGCAGCAGAAGCGCGGCGATTGGCTGACAAGCAGGCTGTTGCGTCTGGCGCCGCCGTTTTGTTCCTGCAGGGGGCTGGTCTGGATCGCGCTGGCATTTTGGAGGCAGCGCGCCAAGCGGTGACTGTCGATCGCGCGGCCACGCATGGCAGTGTAGAAAATACCTTTGGCCAGATCGCGGCGCTGTGGTCAGCGCGTCTGGGCCAGACAATTTCGCCAGCGCAGGTGTGCATCATGTTGGTCGATCTGAAAACCGCGCGTGCCTGGGGCAACCCTGCGCATGCCGACAACTGGGTTGATATTGCTGGCTATGCGGCCTGCGGTGGCGAGTTGTCCAAAGCGATGGGTGACGTGTGATTAAGGCCGATGCTTTGACCCGTGCCGAGCGTGCCGAAGTTGATCGGCGCATCAAGGCCAAACAGGTGAAGCGTTTGCCTGCTGGTGCCACCTCGTTCGTGTGCCCTGTTTGGAATGGCCAAAAGTTGGTTCTGCCTGAGGGCACGAACTATTATCGCAAGACAATGGCGCAGGAAAGTAACCGGTACTTGCGCCGCGTGCCCCGCCCGTTGCCTGCCGATATTATCCAACGCCGCGAAAAGGTTGCGGCGTTGCATGCTGAAGGTCTGGATACGACACGCATCGTTGCCACGCTTGAGATATACAGCCATTCCAGCATTGAAAATGACCTGCGCCGCATGGGTTTGAAAGCAAACCCCTATCAGCGTCCCGATACGGTTGATTGGTCTGCGCGCCATGCCCGCATTTCCGAGCTGGCCGAACAGGGCAAGACCTATGCGGAAATTGCGGCCGATCTTGGGCTTGGTGTCGATGCAACAAGCAAGATCGCCCGCGCTGCTGGCATCAAGGTATGTCGCGCAAAATCGAGGGCCGCATGATGGGTGTTTGCAAATTCCCTGCGGCGGCAGCGCCTGCACCGCAATTGAATGACGGATTTAAATCAATAGGCCAAATCGCAGCCGAATTGCTGCGCAAGGCCCAATTGGAAAGGTAACGCCATGACAGCCCCAGACATGGACATGGATGACGTGAAAGCAGAACGGGATAAGCAGTTGGCCGAGTGGTCGACCTGGCTATCGGATGAAATGGCAGCCAAGCGTTTGGTGCTGGCGATTGTGCAGGCCGGGCCGTCTGTGTCTGCGCGTGTGATGGTAGCCGCGTTAGATGAATTTTGCGCTGGTACCCCTGAATGCGATACATTCTTTGGCGATCTGCGGGCCGATTCCGAATGGTGGGGCGATTTCGCTACGCCTGCCGAGATCGAGGCGTTTACCTCGGCAGGGTTGCGCCGCATCACGCGCCGTGCTGATTTTGGCATTGCGGCCCGCAAGCGGTTGCTGGTCGAGCTGTGGAACTCGATGCTGAAAGAAGATCAGCGCAAGTTTCTATCTGCTGTTGATCCAAATGGCCAGTTTCAAGGGCGGGCCGCATGACACATGATCCTTTTGCATCTGCAACCCCGTTGGATGACGGCCTTGACCAGGATATGCCCTATGGTGACGATCGCGGCGACCCATACGATCGTGAGGCGCATGGTGACGTTGGGCCTGATGATGGTGCCCCTTCACCCCATTCGGATGACCCCCTCAATGATTTTCTGACCCAAGCCGCGGCTTTCGAGCTGAATGACGACGGCAACGGCAAGCGGTTTGCACTGTATTTCGGTGAAGACCTGATGTGTGTGCCACGCGTGAGCTGGTTTTCATGGACCGGCAAGGTCTGGGCACCTGATCCAGATGAACTGGAGGTGCGTCGTAAGTCGCAGCTGGTGGCACCGCTGGTCAAGCGCGAGGTGTTTTTCGTGCGCCTGTCTGATGCGCAGATGGAGGCGATCGAGCGCCAGTCGTCGTTGCAGGAAGAATTGGACGTGCTGAACCGCCAAAAGGGCGAGGATGGCAAGCTGTCGGGTGAATTGCAGGTGCAGGTCGATCGGATCAATGTGCAGCTTGCGCTGATCGCTGATCAAAAGAAGACATTGGGCGGATTGCGCGCTGCGCATCGCCGGTTCGCGGTGCAATCTGGCAATTCGGCGCGCATGAAGTCGATGCGCGAAGAGGCTGCAATTCGGCTTTCGCAGCCGCTTGAGGCACTGGATGCCAATGATCTGGATATAAACTGTGAAAACGGGGTGTTGCGATTCACGGTGTCGAAGGATGCCGCAAACCCAAAGTTCAAGAACGCGGCGGTCGAACTGGTCGCGCATGAACGCAACCAGTTGCTGACCAAGATTATGCCGGTTGCCTATGACCCGGATGCCGAATGCCCGGAGTTTGACAAGTTCTTTGCGCGTATTCAGCCCGATCCATACATGCGGGCGTTTCTGATGCGCTGGTTTGCGCTGTCGATGACGGCCCGCGTTGAACAAAAGCTGTGCTTCTTCTATGGCATGGGTGCTAACGGCAAGTCGGTTCTGATTGATCTGATGGCCAGCATATTTGGCGATTACGCCGCCAATGCCAAAATCGAGAGTTTGACGGGCACCAACCGGCGCGGCGGTGGCGATGCCACGCCCGACCTGGTGCAGCTGGTGGGTGCGCGCTTTGTGCGTGCATCCGAGCCTGATGAGGGCATGCGCTGGCAGGAGGGTCTGCTGAAGGAATTGACCGGCGGTGAACCGATGTTGGTACGCGCCCTGCATTCCGATTTCATCGCGTTCAAGCCGACATTCAGCCTGACCATTTCCGGCAACCACAAGCCCGATATTCGCGGAACAGATGACGGCATCTGGCGCCGCCTGTTGCTGGTCCCGTTTGATGTGCAGATCCCGCCTGCGGAACAGATACCAAAGCAAGAGCTGGATGCGATTCTGTTCGCCGAGCGGGCAGGCATATTTGCCAAGCTGGCGCGCGCCTTGGCCGACTATCTAGAGTTGGGCTTGATGGAACCGGATGCGATTACGGCAGCAACAGCCGAATTCCGATCGGAAAGTGATCCATTCGGAACCTACCTAGATGAAGCCTGCGTGGTAACCGGCGATGAGGCTGACACGATGACCGCGCGCGAGCTGGTCAACTGTTTCCACTTTTGGCTATTGGACAGGGCAGAAGGTGCGTTTAAGGATAGAACTGTGTCAAAGGCGCTCGCCGAAAGGTCGCGCCGTTGGCAAAGCAAACGCACTGGCAAAAAGTTCACTGCGCGCAAATCGAATGGCTCGATGCGATATGACGGCATCAAGCTGACCGATGTGTTCAAGCGCAAGTGGGACTATGCGCCCAAAGACAACCAGGGCCGCGCACTCGCGCCGCCTGACTCTCAGGATGAGGCTTGACCTCCCTGCACCCTCTCTAGCCCAAAACAGGGGTGTCAGGGAGGTTCGAGGGAAAGTCAGGGAGGTTGAAACGGGGCAAGGGGTGCGGGCTGATGATAATGAAATCAATGAGTTGCGAGGCGATAGGGAGCTTAGGGAGCTTAGGGAGCTTGTTTGCAAGGTTCCGCGTGTGCGCGCGCGCGACTTATGGGTTCGGCGCAATGTTGGGCAAAACAGTGAAAACAATTTTCTCATATAGAAAGTTGAAAACAAGCTCCCTAACCTCCCTAACCTCCCTGAAAGGGGTTCAAGTTATTGAAAGTGTTTGGTTTTCGTTTTTCAGTTTTGATCGTTTCAACCTCCCTGAAAAGGTTTCCAACCTCCCTGACGTCCCTGCTGAAATTCAACTGACACAGCATCAAGTATTCAAACAGTTTTCGGCAACTAAATGTAGAAAAGAGGCGAGAGCATGACCCATTCAAAAACTTTTGACCAAGGCGGCGCGGTTGCAGTGCGTGGTGTTCGGCGTGAAATGTCGGTGATGCAGGCGTTAGAGTGGGCCTTTGGGCGTGAGCATGCGTCGATCGACTTTGACGACAACGGCTCTGGTGCTGGGCGTGCTGGTGTTAGCCCGATCTGGGTGATGATGCAGCGCGGGCAGTTGGGCTGCCAGATTGATGGCGGTGGCCGTAGCTCGGCCCACCCAGATGCCGAGGTGATCGCGATCTTCCTTGAGGCAATGCCGCGCGAACTGGGTGGTAAGGCTATGGCCGTGATGGTGGCAGAGCTTGGCCGTGCTGGTCTGGCGCCGGACTGGATGAAAGAGGCGCGGCCTCGCTGCGTGCCTGTAGCGTGGCGCAGCACCAAGCATGGCGCGTTTGCCAAGACTTCCGTGGTCGGCGTTGAAACCTACTTCTATCGCGGCCAGCAGTTGCGGGCTGATCGTGTGGCCTGCCCTGTGCGCTATGTGGAGACGGTGGAACAGATCGGCTTTGCGCGGCGGCGCTATCTTGAGTGGTGGTCGGCGCTGCTGTGGCTGCGGCAAGAGCTGCTGGGTGGTGGCCTGACATCGCTGCGCATAACGCGCGAGATGCCATTGGTTGCGCCATGGGAGAACGTCCCAGGGCGCGAAAGTGAAAAAGGTATTGACCGCGAGAATGTCAAACACTAGACAAGGTGACAGCAGAACAATTGCGCCCGATGGGAATCAATCCCCTCGGGCGTTTTGCATTTGTGAGGTTTGCCATTGGCTCTCAAGAGATTGCGCGATGGACTGAACCGGCTAGACCCGCAGGTTTCGTTTCTTGAACGTGACACATCGGTTAAGGATCGTGAGCGCAAGGCGGTAAACCCTCTGCGCCAACTGTACGGCACAGCCAAGTGGCAGCGCCTGCGTTGGTCGATCTTGGTGCGCGACCTGTTCACCTGCCGCATGTGCAAGCGGTGTGAAGGCGGTGACACATCGCAGTTGGTGGCTGACCATATCCAGCCGCATCGCGGTGACGTGGCGCTGTTCTGGTTGGAAAGCAACCTGCAATGCCTGTGCAAGGGCTGTCACGACAGGGTTAAGCAGAAGGAAGAGGCGGCGACGCGTTGGGGGAGGGGGTAGGCGAAAGTCTGGAACCCCTCGGCAGCTAGACCGGCTCATACTCTCATTTGGAGAATTTTTTTCGGTGGAACAGAATTTTGACCTCTTTGGAAACCCCATTCGCGTGGGTGCTGGTCAACGTGGCCGTCCTTCTTATGAGGCAACTGAAAAAGATCGTAATAAAATCAAGCTGTTGCTGGCTATGGGCTGGTCTGGTCAGCGTGTCGCTGATGCGATTGACATCTCTTTGGCCACTCTCAAGCGGTATTTTAGAGCCGAGCTGAAAGTGCGCAGCGTGATGCGCGACAGGCTGGATGCCCGGCGGATCGAGATCGCTATGGAGCAAGCTAACGCTGGAAACATCGCGGCGCTGAAAGAGCTTGGCAAAATGATCGAGCGTTCTGACATGGTGTTTGGAAATGCTGCCATGAAGCAAGCGCAGGACGCATCCGAGCCAAAGCCGGTCAAGCTCGGGAAAAAGGAAGCGGCGGCGCAGGATGCGCAAACGGCTGGCGAGGGGAGCGGGTGGGGTAACGACCTGCTGTTCGCTGGGCGTCAAAACTAGCGATGGCACTTGATGCAACGCTTTCAGATCTAGCTTGGTCAACAGCCTTGCCGGATTGGAAAGAGCGCATTCTTTCTGGCAAGTCTCTTGTGCCTGATTTGCCTCTGTTTGATGAGGTAGCGGAAAAGGCGCTGCGCATCTTTAAGCGGTTGCGGGTTCCCGATGTTATCGGAAACCCCACTTACGGCGATGCCTGCAAGCAGTGGGTGTTTGATTTTGTCCGTGCAGTTTTTGGGAGCTATGACCCAGAAACCAAGCGCCGGATGATCCGCGAATTCTTTTTGCTGGTTCCAAAGAAGAACGGCAAATCTTCGATTGCAGCGGCAATCATTGTCACCGCCGCGATTATGAATGAGCGGCCAGAGGCTGAACTGCTTCTGATCGCGCCTACCAAGACGATTGCGGATATTTCGTTCAAGCAGGCTTTGGGCATCATCAAGCTCGACGCCGAGCTGCTGAAGACGTTTCACCCGCAAGAGCATCTGAGAAAGCTGACCCACCGCGTTTCGAATGCGGTGATCGTGATCAAAGCGGCTGACACCGATGCGATCACTGGTGTCAAATCGACGTTCACGCTGATCGATGAGACACATGAATTTGCCACCAAGTCTAAGGCGGCTGCGGTGTTTCTGGAATTGCGCGGCGCGCTTGCTGCGCGTCCTGATGGGTTCTTGCTACAGATCACGACGCAATCGAAAGAGCCGCCGTCTGGTGTGTTCAAGGCCGAACTGGATAACGCGCGCGCAGTGCGTGACGGCGAAATTGTGCTGCCGATCTTGGCGGTGCTTTATGAACTGCCAATCGAAGCCGCCGAAAAGGGCGGTTGGAAGGATCGTAAGACCTGGGGTCTGGTGAACCCAAACCTGAATGTCTCGGTCGATGAGGCGTTTCTTGCCGACCAGCTGATCACGGCTGAACGTGCTGGACCTGCGGCAATGGCGTTGCTGGCTTCCCAGCACTTCAATGTGGAAGTGGGGATCGGGCTAAAGGCCAACACTTGGGTTGGTGCAAAGTTCTGGTTGCCTGCGGTGGCGCCAGACCCTTGGCTGTCACTTGAAGCAATGCTGGACCGCTGTGAAGTGGCCGTGGCGGGCATCGATGGCGGCGGGCTTGACGATTTGTTTGGCCTTGCCGTGATCGGTCGGGAAACCGGCAGCAAGGATTGGCTGCATTGGGGCCATGCTTGGGCGCACCCAGAGGTGCTGGAACAGCGCAAAGACATCGCGCCAAAGCTGTTGGATTTTGAGCAAGACGGCGATCTGACGATCTGTTCGTATGCGACACAAGATTTGGAAGAGGTCGCGCAGCTGATCGGGCTGATCAATGACCGTGGCCTGATGCCAGAGGCCGCGGCTGTTGGCCTCGACCCGGCTGGCGTGGCGTCGTTGGTCGATGAGCTGGCAGCGATCGGTATCAGTGCCGAGCAAATGGTTGCGATCGGGCAAGGCTATCGCCTGTCGTCTGCCATCTGGGGCCTTGAGCGTAAACTGAAAGATAAGACGCTTTTGCATGCAGGGCGTCCGATGATGTCGTGGGTGTTGAGCAATGCAAAGTCGGAACAAAGGGGCAGTGCAGTGATCATCACAAAAGAAGCAGCAGGCAAGGCAAAGATTGACCCGCTTGTCGCCACGTTCAACGCCGTCATGCTGATGAGCCGCAACCCACAAGCCGCCGTAAAGTCTGAGCCAAGGATTAGATTTCTATGAGCGTTGTTTCAACTATCCGTAGATGGTTCGCACCTAAGTCGCAGGCGGTCGACAGCGGATCGGTGCGGCGTGGCGATGCTGTGTGGGAGGCATTGACCGGTGGCGTGCAAAATCCTTCTGAGGCTGCGGCGATGCGCGTCACAGCAGTTTACGCCTGTGTGCAGCTTATTTCCGGCGCGATTTCATCCATGCCTATGCACGTCTACACGCGGGCGATTGACGGTGATTTGAAGCGCGACCCAAGCACCCCTTTGTGGTGGATATTAAACGAGGAGTTTTCGCCGCGCTGGCCTGCCGCTGCTGGATGGTCGTTTCTCGTGGCGTCAAAGCTGTTGCACGGTGACGGGTTCGCGGAGATCATCCGCGACCGCAATGGCAATATCAAAGGGCTTGTACCGATCCATCCGCGCCGCGTTGAGGTAATTGCAAGCCCTGACGGGTGGCGACTGGTCTACCTCGTACAGCCTGACAGCACCATTCAATCGCCATCGCAGCAGGCATCTAAGGCCAGAACTATCGACCAGGACGATATGCTTCATGTTCCCGGCTTTGGCTTTGACGGTCTGCGAGGCACGTCGGCGCTGCGCAATCAATTGGGCAGCGCCGGAACGCTGGCAATCAACGCACAAGATTTCTCTGCCAGTTTCCTGAAAAACCTCGGCCGCCCCGATTTTGCATTGTCAGCCGATGGGGCGTTGACAGATGAGCAATTTGCTCGACTTCAGAGCAGCCTTGAACAGCATCGAGGGCCTGCAAATAGCGGTAAACCGATGATTTTGGAGGGCGGGTTAAAGATCGAAACCCTAACCATGCCTCTGGAAGAAATGCAGTTGCTCGAAACGCGCAAATTTCAAGTCGAGGAAATCTGCCGCGCTTTCGGCGTGCCGCCATTTATGATCGGACACACTGAAAAAACGTCAAGCTGGGGTTCCGGCGTGGCGGCTATGGGCGCGGGTTTCGTGCGATTTGCACTGCGCGACCACCTGAACGCGTTTCAAAATGAGATAAACCGCAAGTTTTTCCGCACGGCATCGCGGGTTGCGGAGTTCGATACAACGGAACTGGAGCGCGCTGATCTTGGTGTGATGATGACAGCCTTGCGCACGGCATTGGGCCGCGCTGGTGAGGCATCGATCATGTCGCTTGAAGAGGTGCGGACAATGTTGCGGTTGCCTAAGGAAATCAGGGGCACGGTTATGACCCAATCCGCACCAGAACAAGAGCAGACAGTAGAGCCGGTCGAGCCGGTCGAGCCAGAAAATGAAGCCGACAAAGAGGATAAAGCGGATGAATAGCAACATGAAATTGCGTCTCGCAAATCGCGGCGTTGGTGAGTTTCGCGGGGAAACTGGCGTGATCTGGCTCTATGACGTGATCGCGCAGGACGATGATGATGCAATGTGGGGTGGTGGCGTGTCACCTCGGCAATTCATTTCGGCACTGCAAGATACAACCGGTCCTGTGACAATCCGCGTCAACTCGCCGGGCGGTTCTGTGTTCGGCGCTCAAGCGATGGTTGCGGCCATGCGGGCGCATCAATACCCGATCACGGTGCAAATCGACAGCTTGGCGGCATCGGCTGCCAGTGTGATCGCCTGCGCTGCTTCGCATGTGCAAATGGCCCCTGGCTCCATGATGATGATCCACAAGGCGTGGGGCGCCGTTATGGGCAACGAGACAGAACTGCGCGAGACGGCGGACCTGTTGCAAAAGATCGACGGCCAGATCGCGGCCAACTACGCCGAAAAGGCCGGCGGCGATCTTGACGAATACCTTACGCTTATGGCTGCGGAAACGTGGTTTACGGCAGATGAAGCACTGGCCGCAGGACTTGCCGATGAGGTCGTTGCAGCCAACAACCAAAAGCCAAAAGCAGCTTGGGATTTGTCTGTTTACGCCAACGCGCCAGACCTGCCAGAGCCTGATCTGGGCGATGTTGATCCAGAGGCCCAAGAACAAGAGGCCGCGCCAGAAACGGCTGAGCCTGATTTGCGCGCCATGCGGGAAAGGCAACTTGCCGCCCGATTGGTTGCAAACGCAATCTGAGCGCGCCGCGCCAGATAAACGCCGCAGATAGCGGCACCAACTGACATAACGGAGATTTATATGTCTATCCAAGCACTGCGCGAGCGGCGCGGCACGATTGCCAATGCGCTCAAAGAACTTGTCGGCAAGCCTGATTGGGACGCCGCAACCGACCAGCCTATCTATGACAAGGCCATGGTTGAACTGGATGCTGTTGATGCGGGTATCAAGCGTTTTAACGACGCCAATGCGAAGATTGCCGAGGACGCAATCACCTACAATATGGCGGAAGGCGCTGACCGCATTTCGCGCAAAGATGATGACAAGGGCATGGCCGTCTATGCCAAGTGGCTGCGCGGTGGCGACAAGGCGTTGAATGACGCTGATTTTGCGTTCATCCGCAACACCATGTCTACCACCACGGGCAGCGAGGGCGGCTTTACCGTTGCGACCGAGGTTGCATCTTCGGTGATCGACGCGTTGAAAGCTTACGGCGGCATGCGCCGCGTTGCCGACGTGTTCTCGACCATCCAAGGCAATCCTATGTCATATCCGACTTCAGACGGTACATCGGAAGAGGGTGAGCTTGTTGCTGAAAACGCATCTGCATCCGATGCCGACGTTTCGTTCGGGACAGTTGGTTTGCCGGTGTATAAGTTCTCTTCCAAGGTTGTGACGGTTCCGATTGAGCTGTTGCAAGACAGCTCGATCGATGTTGAGGCCTTCGTGCGTCAACGCCTTGTGACCCGCTTGGGCCGCTCCACAAACCGGTTTTTCACCACGGGCACGGGCACAGCGCAGCCCAATGGCGTGGCCACTGCTGCAACTGTTGGCGTAACTGCTGCAAACGGTAGCACGCAGGTTACCGCAATCACCTATGACAGCCTTGTTAACTTGCAGCACTCGGTTGATCCTGCTTACCGCGAAACAGGCCTTTGCAGCTTCATGTTTAACGACACGACACTGCGTGAGCTGCGCAAAATCAAAGACGCTAATTTGCGTCCGATCTTTGTGCCGGGCTATGATGAGACAAACCCAGAAGGCGCACCTGATCGCTTGCTGGGCGCGCCGATTGTCATCAACCAGCAAGTTGCCAGCATGGCTGCCGGTGCGCGTTCGGTTCTGTATGGCGATTTCAAGGGCTATAAGATCCGCGATGCAATGCAGATGGAAATGTTCCGCTTCACCGATTCCGCTTACATGAAAAAGGGCCAAGTTGGTTTCCTTGCATGGCTGCGCTCGGGCGGTAACTTGGCTGATGTTGGCGCGGTTCGTGTGTTTGTGAACGCGGCTTCCTAAGTATCCCGGGCGCGGCTTCGGTCGCGCCCTTCACACCATAAGGAGGCCAAAGCATGGCAAAATCCCCTGCGGCAATCACTGAGGCTGCACCAGAGCAAGAACCGAATACCGTCAGCAATGAGACGGTAACGGAGCAAGAACCCAATACGGTCAGCACTGAGGCGGCAACTGAGCTGGTTAGCGTTGTCCTGAATTGCGTTTATTCCGGTTTTGAAGGCGACCCCGGTCCCGGTGCGATCGTGGAAGTTGAGGCAGATGAAGCAGCGCGTCTCGTTTCTATCCGCGCCGCGGAATATGTTGAAGCGGAAGAGGCAGAGTAATCATGGCATACAGGCCCCGCACCAGAATTTTGACGGTTGCACCGCTGACCGTTGGTGCGGTGTCACTTCCTGACCTCAAGGCGCATTTGCGTGTGGATAGCGACGACGAGGACACACTGATAGAGTCTTACGGATTGGCGGCGACAGCGGCGGTCGAGCGTTGGACGCAACGTATAATCGTTCAGCGCGAGGCAGTCTTAGCTTTGCAATGCTTGCCCGAAAGGAAAACCCCAATCGAACTGCCGGGCGGTGCCGTGGCCAGCGTCACTGCGATGGTTGTTGACGGGGTAACGGTCACAGGTCTTTCGGTGATCGGGCATTCGCCTGCGCTGCTAATCCCATCCGACGACTGGCCGTTGTCTGCTGGTGATGGTTACCCGGTCACAATCACCTATCAGGCGGGCAATGGTGCGGTTGGTGCTGACTTGCAACACGCCGTTTTGATCCTAGCAGGCGAGATCTACGCACATCGCGAAAACTCTCATGAGGGTTCGCTTGCGTCGGTTCCAGTTAGCGCCGAATGGCTTATGAGACCGCATCGAATTGGACCGGCTCAATGAACGCCGGCCGCTTAGATCATCGCGTCCAATTTCGGCGGTTCACTGAAACGGATGACGGTTATGGAATGACCGAGGCATGGGCCAATCACGGCACGCCTGTCTGGGCGTCGAAAACTGACATATCGGATGGTGAAAAATGGCGCGCAGCTGAAGTCTCGGCCTCGATCACCACACGGTTTTGGGTGCGTTATAGCACGTTTACTCAGGGCTTGACCCCGAAAGACCGGTTAGCCTGTGATGGTCGCGAGTACGATATTTCCGGCATCAAGGAAGTAGGCGCGCGTCATTCCTATTTTGAAATCACGGCAGCAGCTCGGGTTGATCAATGAAGGAAGTCTTTAGCACCAGCGGCTTTGCCGAACTTGATGCGGCTTTGGCGCAGATTGAAAAAGCAGCCACAGCAAAAGCGGTGATGCGCCGCAGCTTGAAGAAGGCAGCGCAACCAATGGCCGATCTGGCACAGTCTGGGGCGCCTGTTCTAAGCGGCACTCTGCAAGAGAGCGTTGCGGTAAGTACAAAGTTGAGCAAGCGCCAGAAATCACTTCATCGCAAGATGTTCAAAAACGACAAGGCGGCGGTTGAGATGTTCGTTGGGGCTGGTCCTCTGTCCTCTGCGCACAACCAAGAATTCGGCAATGAGCACAACGCACCCCAGCCATTCATGCGACCTGCGTGGGATGCTGAGGCCAAGCCAACGCTTGAGCGCCTCGGTATGGAAATGTGGGCCGATATTGAGCGCACAGCGGCGCGGGCTGCAAAAAAAGCGGCAAGGGGTTGATCTATGGAAACCGAGTTCCGCGCACTGCTGACAGGTAGCGCGACAATCACGGCGCTTGTTCCTGTATCGCGCATCAACTTTGGCACGCATCCACAAGGCGCGGGCTATCCGGCCATCGTGCTGAACGTGGTTAGCGGCGCTGAGGGGCTGACGATGAACGGCACCAACAACCTCACAGAGGGGCGCGTGCAGGTGGATTGCTACGGTGCGACATACGCAAGCCCCAAGCAAATATCGGATGCCATCAAGGCGCTTCTGCACGGCTACCGCGCGGCAGGCTTTCGGCTGATCCAGCACATCACGACCAGAGATAGCCGCGAAGGCGGTTCAAACGAGGCTGATCGGCCATACCGTGTCAGCTTGGACTTTAGTTTTGCTTGGAGGCAAACATCATGACGCAGACAAACTTTGCAGGCGATATTGCCTATGATTGGGAAATGTGGATCGGGCGCACGGTTGCCGAAACCACCACATGGACGCAGATCCTCGGCTTTGAAACCCTACCATTCCCTGAGCAGGTGCCGGAAGATGTGGACGTAACACACATGCAGTCGCCGGGCCGCACCCGCGAAACTGTTCCCGGCCTTTTGCCTGTGGCTGACTGGTCGCAAGAAAAACAATACTGGGCCGAACATGCTGGCGATGTTCTGCTTGAAACCCTGTCGGCACTGACAGCGGCCGGCACGGCTGAGGATGTCTTGGTTGAATTTAATATCGACCCCGCAGGCACCAGCGCGCGCCGCACGTATGCCGCATATGTCAACAGCTACACCCCCACCGGCACCATTGGTGATAAGGCTATGGCAAGCCTATCGGTAAAGGTCAAAGCGCGGCAGGCTACCAACCCACGCACGATTGCTTGAGGCCCCGAATGGTAAACGCACAGGGCAGCTTGATCGTTTCGGCCAATGGGTCAGACTACAAATTATGGGTCGGCATGAGCGTTCTTGCCGATCTACAGGCCAAACACGGGCAGGACGTACTGGCCCAACTTGAGCCACCAGCTGGGGCCAAGGCTGGTTGGATGCCTGATCTATCTATCGTCACCGACCTTTTCGCGGGCGCATTGCAGCGGCACCATGGCGATGTTGTTGACCGCTGGTTAGTTGACGACATTATCGCGCAGAATGATGATGTATTTGGCAAGCTGATGGGCGCGAGCAATCCTGACCCGTCCGCCGAGTCAAAAGCGGGAAACGCAAAGAGCCGGGGCAAGGCGGCTTAGACATTCCGGCCCTTTTGAAAGAATACATCGCGGCGGGGTTTGATCCGGCGCGATTTTGGGATCTGACCCCGCGCCTGTTCGTAACTGAAATGGAAGGCGCTGCGCTGCGGGCGGAAAGCCGCAGAACTGAAATATGGTTCACAGCCATGTTGCCGCAGTTAAAAGACCCGCCCACGCTTGCGAATTTTGTGGGCGGTAAGTCAGCAAGGCGGGCGGAAATGGTGCGGTGCATCAATGCGTGGGATAAGATTGACCGAGCGTTAGCTGCTAGTTCGCAATCTCAGCGCCGTTAACGTCGAAAAGACCAGTGATAACCACGTCAATCACGAGCTTTTCAAGGTTGGCGCGCTTGTCGAGATAGCCGAAATTTAGGGGCAGGGTGGCCGCTTCGCTTGGCTCCAGCCCGCCCATTATAGGCCTGTGGTTTGGGAAAGAGCTTTGTCGCGGCTTAACCCAAGGCACAGTTCGCCCAGTTTCGTTTATAGTAGTTTCAAAAGTGAACATTGCGATGGGCGTATTGGTTTCATTGGTAAATGTGCAATCCATCCAGCCATCCCGACCATTGCGCAGGGCGCAATCTTTGACAGTCAGTCCACCTGCATTGGCAGGCAAGGCAAGCAACAATAACGCGGCTGTAATTTTAAACATTCGGGCCTCTGGGGGTTAAAAATGGCATCATCGGTAATCGGGGCGCTCAGGGTCAACTTAGGGCTTGATAGCGCACAATTCCAGACTGGCACTAAAGAAGCCAGTTCTGCAATGGACAAGCTGAAAAGCAAGTTTAACCTTGGCGGCGCTGCCATTGCGGCGGCTGCGGTTGCGGCGGCCACGGCTGTTGCGGCGTTCGCCCTAAAATCGGCAACTGCTATCGACGCCACGGCCAAATCGGCGCGGCGCTTGGGAGAGAGCATCGAGGGCTTTCGCGCGATGGAAATGGCAGCGGGTGAGGCTGGTGTTGATGTTAGCGCGTTGACCGATGGCGTTCAGACCATGAACCGCGAATTGGCTAAAGGTGGTAAGGGTTCAGCATCGGCCCTAAAGCAATTGGGCATTGATGCGGAATCTTTCAAAAAGCAGCGCCCCTCTGAGCAGCTCGCCACGCTGGCCGATGCAATCCAGCAAACAGGCGCATCTAGCGGCGAGGCGTCGGCGCTCTTGCAGAACCTTGGGGTTCGCAACAAGGAAATGATCCTCGCGTTGGTTAGTGGCGGCGCTATTTTCCGTGATGCTGCAAAGGACATTGCCGATTATGGCTTAGCAATGTCCGATGTGGATGCTGGCGCGATTGAGACGGCGAACGACAGAATTGGTCGCCTCGCACTGATTGGCAAATACCTTGGCGATCAGTTGGCGATTTCTGTTGTCCCTGCGCTTGGCAGCTTGGCTTTGGCATTTACCGACAGCCTGCGAGAGGGCGGGCTTTTGCGGGCGGTGCTGGATACTATCGTCAGCGCAGTCAGTGCTGTGGTTGAAATCACCTCTGCGTCGGTCAACATCATCACCAGCCTTGCCGACGCCATTGGCGGCTTGGTTGTCTGGGTATGGGACGCAACTGACGGCTTCTTTGGGCTTGGCGCGGCAATCACGGGTATATGGGACGCCCTGACCAGTGTAATCACTTGGGCTTATGACCTAATCACTGGCTTTTCGGACCTGATCACGGCAACAGGCAGTTTTGGCAACGCTATGTCGCTGCTGGGGGATGTTGCTGTTGAAGTTTGGGCGCGGATGGGTGACGGGGCCAACGTCCTGTTCCTGCGCGTCAATGAGGTTAGCCAGCGCATCAAGGGGGCTTTCCTCGGCGCACTGGCTACCATGCAGGCGGGCTGGGCGCAGTTCCTGCGTTCCATTGCTGGGGGCATTGGCAATATTCCCGGCATGGGCGGTCTCGCGGATACTCTTGGAACTGCGGCTATCGATGCACAAAGTGGCGTCTATGGCTTGGAAGGCGGCGCGGCTGATGCCAACGAGTTTGCAGCAAACTGGGCAAGCCAAGCCAATGCCCTTTCAAGCGCGATGACAAAGCCACTGGCCTCTGTGCAGGCGTTGAAAGATGCAGTCGCATCAACCAAAACCGAAATCGAGGCCACGCCACCGCCCGTTAATGAACTTGGTGAGGCACTGGATGGCGCTGGCAGCAAGGGCGCATCGGCGGCGAAAAAAGTTAAGGACTCTTTGACCGAGGTCCAAAAGGCGGCAAACACCGGCGCCGATGCAATTGGGGGCATGTTCTCCGGCTTGCTAGATGGTTCCAAGAGCCTGCGCGAGTCTCTGGCTGACCTTATCATGGACATTGCAAAAATGCAGTTGATGAACGGGTTTAAAAGCCTGTTCGGGGCCGATGGGGCGTTTAGTGGAGTCGGTAGCTGGTTGGGCGGTCTGCTTGGCAAAAACGCGGCAGGCACAGAGCATTGGCGCGGCGGCTTGACCACAGTTAACGAGCGCGGCGGGGAAATCATGGACCTGCCAAGCGGTACACGCATCATCCCACACGATGTTTCAAACGCCATGATGGCATCCAGCGGATCTAGCAGCGGCACATCAATCAGCATCGACGCACGCGGCGCGCAACAGGGCGTTGCCGAGCAAATCGCGGCGCAAATGCAGCGGGCGTTGCCTGACATTGTAAACGCAACGCGGGCCAGCATCGGCAAGCGGCAATCGCGGGGCTATTCGGTATGACCGCAGAATTACCTTTGACGCTGGTGTCAGCGGCGCAGCGGTCGCTTATTGCCATGACTTCGGCGTCAACATCGCCATTCACGGGCGGGCAGCAGGTGCAGGATTGGGGCGGGCGCTATTGGTCCTATGAGATTGATATGATCCGCCTGCAAGGCCGCAACGCGCGTGTGATGGATGCGTTCATCAACGGGCTTGGCGGTTTGGCGGGCAAGTTCATATTCCGCGACCCAGCTATCAGGCAGGTTATTTTGGGTGCGCCTGTTGTATCCGGTGCAGGGCAAACTGGCAGCACCCTAACCACGACCGGCTGGCCTGCAAATGCGCTGGTGATGGGGGCCGGTGACTTCTTTTCGTTAGGCGAGGGCGCGTCGATGCGGCTGTACCAGTTGTCGGTTGATGCTGTTTCTAACGGTTCCGGGGTGTCCACTTTGGCATTTCACCCGCCGCTGCGCATCTCGCCGGCCAATGAGGCGGCGTTGAATGTCGCAAACCCCGGCGTTGTTCTGCGGCTGACCGGCCCCGCGCCTGCCAGCATTGGCGTAGCTGACTTTTACCAGTTCACACTTTCCGCGCGCGAGGCAATATGAGCCGTGATCTACCCGCCGCCATTACCGCCGCCTTAACCGGCGGCGATGCAATGCGCTTGGCCTTGCTGGTTGAAATGGAGTTCACTAGCGGCTTTCTGCGCCTGTGGTCTGGCCTTGGCACAATCAGCTACGGCGGCAATGATTGGACCGGTGCGGGCCACCTGTTCGGGTTTGATACCATTGAGGAAACGCGGGCGGTCGTTGCCAACGGCGCGACTATTTACCTGTCGGGCATCCCGACCGAATTAGTTTCGGCGTGCATCAATGACGCGCAGCAAGGTAAAATAGGCCGGATCTACCTAGCGGTACTGGACGCTAACGGCGCTGTTGATGGCGACACGGTGGAGCTATTCGCCGGTCGGCTGGACGTGCCAACGATCAACGATGAAGGCTCAAATTGCACGATCAATATCACCTATGAGAGCCGCATGATTGACCTAACCACGGCGCGCGAGTTTCGCTACACGCATGAAAGCCAGCAGGTTCTTTCCCCTGGCGATATGGGCTTTGAGTTTGTCACGGCAATCCAAGATCAGGAAATCGTGTGGGGGCGTAGCTAATGCGCTTGAACGGTTGGGAATTGAAGCTGCTGGATGAAGTCAAGGCGGCGCGCGCCAAGGCTTTCGAGTGGGGCGCGCATGATTGTGCAACTTGGGCCTTTGATGTGCGCAAAGCCATGACGGGCGAAGATGCCGCCAGCGCGTGGCGCGGCAAGTATACAACCGAGGCTGGGGCCGCGCGCGTTCTGCGCAAGCTGGGCTGCGAGACGGTCGAAGATCTGGCGCGGTCTATTCTTGGCAATCCGCTGCCTGCGGTGCTTATGGCGCAGCGCGGAGATATTTTGCTTGGCGGTGCCGAGCGTGCGCTTGGCGTTTGTGTTGGTTCGGACGGTCTATTTTTGCAGCCTTCGGGCTTGGTTTCGGTGCCGCTGAAAGCCTGTTTTAGCGCGTGGAGGGTGTAAGATGCCATTTCTAGCCCCCGTATTTGGCGCGATTGCTGGCGCGTTTGCTGGTGCATCAGCTTGGGTTGCAGGTCTTGGCGCTTTTGGTTCTGCGCTTGTGAAAATCGGCGGCTCGCTTTTGCTGTCTGCTGCCAGTCAAGCCCTGATGCCAAAGGCCAAAACCTCGATGCAGGACCGCAAAGTTACGGTGCGGGAAGCTGCGGCCCCGCGTGATCTGGTTTATGGTCAGGTGCGCAAGGGCGGCGTGATCGTATACATCACCACTTATGCCGCCACCTTCACAACGGGCATTTTCGGAAATATCGCGACCAGAACTGACACCGCTAAAAACTCCCTCAATCTCGTTGTTGTTTTGGCCGGACACCAAGTCGAGCAAATCCGCGAAATTTACTTTGATGGTGAGTTGGCGGCAGACGCGAACGGCAACGCGGTTGGGCGCTATATTGACGGGCTGGTCGTACACAAGCGGCTCGGCACGCCCGGACAGACGGCCTTTCCTGTAAACTCGGCGGAGTGGACCGCAGCGCACCGCTTGGACGGCTGTGCAGCAATCATGCTGGACATGTATTACACCGCAGACCGGTTCCCCAACGGCATTCCGAATATTAGCGTTGATATTTGGGGAAAAAACGACATCCTTGACCCACGCACGGGGCTGCGCGGCTACAGCGCAAACCCCGCGCTTTGTGTCGCAGACTATATGTCATTGCAGACGTTTAGTTTGGGGGCGCAGATCGGCGCGGCGGATGGTATCGACACAGACTCGCTGATCGAGGCGGCAAACATCTGCGATGAATCTGTGGCAACCACAGATGGCGGCACCGAACGGCGATATACATGCAACGGCGCAATGACGCTATCGGAAACCCCGCAAAACATCATTGAAGCTATGCTCGGTTCTATGGCTGGCAGCATCGCGTGGCTTGGCGGCGCGTGGCGTATTCGCGCGGGCGCTTACCGCATCCCAACGGTAGAATTGACCGATAATGATGTGCGGACTGGCGGCATGACGCTAGAAACCCGCGCCTCTATGGCTGACAGTTTCAACGCGGTTCGGGGGACTTTTATCAGTCCCGACAATGATTGGCAGGTTGATGACTTTCCCGCCTATGAAAGCGATGTCTATCTGGCCGAGGATGGCGGGGAACAGCGTTGGCGCGACATTGCGCTGCCGTTCACGATCTCGGCAAGCATGGCGCAACGATTGGCCCGCATCGAGCTGGAAAAAGCGCGTCGTCAAATGACAGTCAGCCTGAACGGCAAGCTTTCAGCTTGGCAGGTTTCAGTGGGTGGCACGGCAATGTTTTCCTATGAACGGTGGGGCATGTCGGCCAAGCCGTTTGATGTAGAGTCCCTGACGCTGAACCTGTCGGGTGATGAAAGCCCCGAACTGGTGCCAAACCTTGTGCTGCGCGAAACATCGCCATTGATTTACGATTGGGACGCAAGTGAGGCCGCGATCTATGCCGCCGCCCCGCGCACCACCTTGCCAAGCGCGTTTGATGTTCCGGTGACAGCAGCCATACAGGTCACAGAGTCGCTTTATGTGACGCGGGACGGAACCGGCGTTAAAGCATTGGCGCGAGTGGAATGGCTTGCATCGGCATCGCCGAATGTCGCGGAATATGTGGTTGCGGCAAGCCTTGCCGGTGGAGAATGGGTTGAACAACCGAGGACAACGCAGAATTTTGCCGAGATACTGGATATCGAGCCGGGGCTTTGGTCGTTCCGCGTTAAATCTGTTTCGCAGCTTGGCGTATCATCCGATTGGGCCGAGGTTTCGCAAGAGATTTACGGACTTGGGGCCGAGCCTGTAGCGCTGGAAGAGGTGACGCTGCAAACGGCGGGCGGGCTGGCCTTTATTAAATGGCCCCTGCATTCTGATCTTGATGTGCGTATCGGCGGCGCAATTGTCATCCGGCATACCACAAGCCTGCCTGCGGTTTGGTCGGGCAGTGTGTCGATGGATATTGTCAACGGCGCGCAAACAAGCACGGCATTGCCGTTGAAGCCCGGCGCATACATTTTGCGGGCGCGTGACGCGGGGGGGCGGCTTGGCCCTGCCTCGGTGGTCTATACCAGCGGGGCACAGGCTATCAGCTTTATCCCTGTGGATTACCTGCAAGCCGACCCGGTGTTTTCTGGCACGCAGGAATCGGTTGTCAGCCTTGGCGGCGGATTGCGGCTTGATGGCGTCACGATGTTTGATGATCTGGGCATTTTTGACGATCTCGGCACATTCGACGCGGCAAGCGGGCTTGCGGCATCCGGCACTTACACATTTGCGGCGGGCCTTGACTTCGGGGCTGTCGCGGCTGTGCGGCTGCGTAGTGATATTGAAATGTCGGTTGTCAACCTGTCCGAACTGTTTGACGAGCGCCCCGGTAATTTTGACGACTGGGATATGTTCGACGGTGTGGACGGTGGCGAGGTTGATGTGGTGATGGAATACCGCGCGACCGATGACGACCCAACGGCCAGCCCGATTTGGGATGAATGGTCGCGGGTTGATAACGCCGAAATCAATGCCCGTGCCGTGCAGGCCCGCGCAAAACTTACGACAAATGATCTTTCTTTCACGCCGCTGGTCTCGCGCTTGCGGCTTTATGCGGATGAGGTTGCCTGATGGCTCAAACCACAAGCTTTACAAATGAAAACGCCCCAGCCGTGACAGTGCGGGCGAGGATGAATGAAATCAACGCTGCGCTGGTATCCAGCAACTCTGGCAGCACGGCACCCAGCCCGACAGTTGCAGGGATGCAGTGGTTTGATACTTCATCATCACCCGGGGTGATGAAAAAACGCAATACCGCAAATGACGCCTGGATAATTGATACAGAGGACCCGACGTTCACTGGCACGGTCACGGTACCGACGCCAGTGGCGGGCGACAACACAACCAAAGCCGCCAACACAGAATTTGTCACGACCCATGCAATGCCAAAGGCGACCGCAAGCGGTGGGATCGGAAACATACAGACGATTAGTCCTGCCGCAGCAACAGCTTATGTCCTGCCCGCAGGCGGAACTTGGTTTGTCTCTGCGCAGCAAATAGGCACCAGCGGGACCGCCACGCTCGTTCAAGCGCGCGGGATATATGCTGGTGGATCATCGCTCGGCGCGCCTGGTGCCGGGTACGCATGGACAGGTTATGCATGGAAGGTTTCGTGATGGAAATTCAAAGCAAACGCACTGATGGGACATTCGTTGCGATTATCAACGGTGCACCATACCACGTCATCCCTGACGACCCATTGTTTGAGCTGGCGCAGGCAGCGGGTGAAAACGCGCCGTTTGAACCGGTGCCGGAAGCCCCTACGGTTGAGCAAATCCGCGCCACGGCTGCAATCGACCGGGCGCTGTTCTGCAACCGGCTGGCAGAGCAGGGCGTATTGACCGATGATGAGGCTATCAGTGCCGCCAAAGGAGATTGGCCCGCTGCAATGCTATCTTTCCTAGGTTTTTTGACCACAGCACAGCAGCGTGATGCACAAATCACTTGGGCATCATGTGCAACGGTTGAGCGCAATCACTGGCTTGTTTTGTCGATGATTTCATTAGGCATTGTTACCGAGGCCGTGGCTGACAGCGTGTTTGGTATAAACACATGATTGTCGCGCATTTCAAAAAACGCCCCGATGAGGCTTGGTTTGGCGGATTCACCGCTGGCATGGGCCTTTGGGTGTTGCTGCCAATGTCGGCCATGCGGTCGGGCGGCTATGCGGCCTTGCTGGAAATGCAGCCTGAATGGCTGTGGGGCTTGCTGTTTCTGTTTGTCGGCTTGGCGCATGTGACATCGGTCGCGGTTAATGGGATGTGCTGGTGGACGCCATTGGCGCGGGCCGCGACCAGCCTAGTCATGGCGGTGCTCTATGGCTCGTGGGTCTGGGGCTTT